GCCCCCCCCGCTTCCCTCCACACCAGCCCACACCCCCACTTCACCCACTGCCCCTCCACTGCCAGAAGAGGTCTGTCTTTCTGTAATTCGGACCCAGCTCTCGCGCCATGTCACCCGCGGGCTGTAGTAGCTGGTCTGTCCGCGCCCGATCTTGGCGAGTGCTTCGCGTCCGGTTTCGCTGGTGACCTTGTCCTTGAGCGCCCGGCCCTGGTCGTCCTTTTCCTTGCCAGACGCGATCTGCTGGATGGCAGTGCGTTCGTCTTCGGAGAGGCTGGCGTACCGGGGGTGGCTGAGGAGCGGTTCCTCGGAGAGCGACAGACCCATGGTGTAGACGGCCGATTCCTTCTCGCGATCCTCCTCCTTCGCCTCGGCACCGGCGTACTCGCAGACGATCTCGGCGAGGTCGCCCTCCGTTATGGTGGCCGTCGTCTGGGAAACGGAGATGAAGCTGATTTCCGGGTGCTGTGTTCCCGGACGGGGCATGAGACTGGCCACTGACGCCCGATGGCAGATGAAGACTTGAGTGGCCGACCACTTGCCTTCCTTGTCGATGCGGAGCGTGAACCCGGGCTGCGGGTAGAGGCGTCCAGGCTGAATGGCGACGTGGGTAGGCATGTCGCCTGTGCCGCACCGTCAACCGAACATGGGTATGCTAAGCGTTATTGACGCGAACGCGCAATCCGAAATCCCACTCCATCATCCCTGTTACCGGGACGAATTGGCCGCCTGTACGAGCAAGTTGCGTGATCGACACTAGAACCCCACGCCCCTCCCCTAGTCACTCGATTGTACCCATTCGCCGGCCCCCTAGGATCAACGGCCCCTTCAGTATAAGCTTCATACCACCAGTCCCAGCACCACTCAGAAACATTTCCCGAGACGTTTTTTAATCCAAAAGGATTCTCCTGAAATGAATTCACTGGGTTTGTGTAGGGATAAGATCCTAATTTGTACGTCGGATTGTATCCGGCATTACCGCTTAAGTTCCCATATCCGTTCCCGTTGGCATTGTAATTAGCAAGTGCGTGGCTTATGAAGTCAGTTCCCCAAGGAAAACGCTTACCAGCAACCCCGCCTCTCGCGGCCTTCTCCCACTCCGCTTCAGTCGGAAGCCTGTATCCGTTAGCCAGTTTTTCAAAACATGGCACATCGTATCCATTTTTAAAAGCATCCCCGCCTACCATGTAGCATGGAATAAGGCCATCTTTTTGACTCTTCGCGTTACACCACTTTACGACATCATACCAACTCACCGATACTACCGGGTGCTCGTCTCCCTTTCCAGCCCCTTCTGACAGGTCACCGTATCCATTTCCAACGGCCCACTGCCTCACCTCCCTCCACTCAGCCAGCCTTGTTTCCGTTTTTCTAATCATGAAACTTCCGACACTTACCGTGACAGGATTAGCGTCGTAAAAAGCATCACCACTAGTATTGCCAATACGGAAAGGCCCACTTGGAATAAAAGAGTAATCGGACAGCTCGTCACTTAATTCAATTCGCATCCTGAAAAACTCTTTTCCCGTGCCTCCACCTACCAGATTCAATGTGCCATCCCCGTTAATCATGTCCGGGGAAATCGGGACCATCTGCCAAGTCGAAAGATCCTCCGATTTTTCCAGCCTCAAAATTCTGGCACTGTCGGCGTTCACTACTGAGCACACCACTGCAAGGTGTACACCAATTATTCGCAGCGCCGCCACCAAGGAGTTGTGATTCAAGTTAATCATAGAGGAATTCTCATTATTCATCACTCCAGTATTTAACGTTGTCGCGCCAACACTCGGAAGCCACCGCAGTATGTATCGTCAAAAACTATCGTGTCAACGCACGGATTTAACACTGCAGCCCGATGGCTGGAGTCGTTTTATCGATTGGAGAACTCGACGCTACCTCACATCAACCGAACGAAGCCTGTGCCGGACCTCCGAGCTTATCCACGCGGCGCGAGAGATCACCGAGGAGGCGGTTTGTTTCGCCGGTGAGTCGGTTGTTCTCCCGCTGCGCATCAAGCACGCCCGGCTGATAGCCGCCGCCACCGACCCGGCTGAGTGATGTGACCACAGGGTCGAGACGGCTGCCAGTCAGCGCCCCTGCCCCCTGAGCTGCCGCCTGCCCGCCCATCGACCCTGCCGCCTTGACCGCAGCCGCCGCCTCCGATGCCGCCGGGACCGAGCCACTGATGGAATCGACGATGCGTCCGAGACTTTCCCGCAGGCCCGATGTGTCGATGAGACTGCCGCCGGCATTCTGTCCCGCCTGAGATGCAGCCCGGCTCGCGCTGTCCGCAAACCCCGGAACGCCGGCTTCCATCATGGCCGAGGCACGGGCGGCGATGTCCTGAGCACTAAGCCCGAAGAAGTCCGCGCCCTGGGCCTTGCGTGCCGCCAGCATCTTCCCGAAATCTGTATCCACCGCATCCTCACCGAAGCCGAGCAGGTCGCTCATGCCGGGCACTTTGAGCAGGCCCTTGAGGAACGACGCCATGGCCCATTCGATGCCCGCCTGAAGGTACTGCACCGGCGTCTGGAAGGCTTCGAGGAGCGCGGCACCGAAGCCCGTTGCCACGCCAAGCAGCACAGTGCCGAGACTCTTCCACATGGCCCCGTCACCAATGAGGTGCCAGAAGAACGCGACCGCCGTCCGGAACCCCTGCACGAGCGCGTTGACCGCTTCTGCGAACCCGAGCTTCAGCGACGAGGTGACGAGGTCGATGATCTGACCGCTGCGGAAGGCGGCGACGACGAACATGATGGCGTCCTTCACCCTCTGCCCGGCTTCAGCCGCCATTGGAGCGAGCGTCTGAACCATCGAGATCGCCTCGCCAACCAAAGGCCTGAGGGCGTCGTTGATCGGCTGACCGAGTGCCAGGAACACCTCGTTGATCGTGTCCTTGAGCGTGGAGAACATGCCAGTCGTGGTCCGGCTCTGGGCCTCCATCATGCCAGCGAACTGCCCGCCCTCCGATGTCATCGCAATGAACGCCTGCTCGATCTGCGGGAAGCCGACCTGGCCCGTTTCGACGAGCTTCTTCACCTGAGAATCTGACACCCCGAACTGACGGGCAAGCTGCTGAATGATCGGGATGCCCCGTCCGGTGAGCTGGTTGATGTCTTCGGCGAAGAGGCGTCCCTGCACGCGGGCCTTGCCATAGAGTTCGGCAATCTCACCCACCGGAGCCTGCACACCGGCAGACACGTCGCCGATCCTCCGGAGAGTTTCGGGCACGGTGTCGGCGGATTCACCGAAGGCGATCAGCTTGCGCCCGGCATCGGCTAGTTCCGGGAACTCGAATGGTGTCTGCGCCCCCAGTTCGCGGAGTTTCGCGAGCGTGGCTTCTGCCTTGGCCGCGTCCCCGATGAGCGTGGTGAAGGCCACCTTCGTCTGCTCGAAGTCGGCGGCGGCAGTGACCGCCTTGATCCCGGCACCCGCGGCAGCGGCTCCACCTGCGAGAGCAGAGGCGATGGATGCCTTCATGGCCGTGCCTGCCACACGGAAGCCGCCCTCCAGCGCCGCGGCTCCTCCCTTCCCGATGCCAGCCAGACCGCTGGCTCCGATGGCGCTCATCCTTCGGGCGGAGGCTGCCACCAGTTGAGCCGCCGCCGACATGCCGCGCTTCAGTGCAGTGATGTCGGCTCCGAGGGTGACTGTCAGGGCGCTCATGCGCCGGGCGTGAAGTCAACGTTTGAATCACCCAAGGATCCAAGTCTTGCTATTTCAAGAAATGACCTCAACCACTTCGACGCTGAAGACCGTCAGTCCATGGAGCGCAAGCGCACCCCCTTGATGCGCAGCCAGAGCCTGCGCCACCTCGACACTGAGCGCCCTTGTCTAAACTGGTGCGGCATCTCCATGCTCCCGAACCTCTTCCCTGATAACAACCTCGCCGCACCCCCACTCAGCGACGTCAACCCTCTTATCTGTAGGCATCCCTCATATCTAGCCAGCGCCCCCGCGGCGTCTACACACAGAAATGTAAGTCCGTCGAGATTGAGTATCTTCCCTTGATATTCAGCCAACACTTCTGCCACTTCGACACTGAGGTCCGCAAGGCCGCGAAGGTCCAGGCTGTACCCTTTATGTCCAGATATAGCTCTTGCAACTTCAACACCGAGGACAGTCAACCCGTCGAAGGCGAGACTCCACCCATCATGTTTGGCCAGCATTTCTGCGACATCGACACTGAGCCCAGTCAAGCCGCCAAGGTAGAGCGAGCCTCCATGCCCTGCGAGCGCCTCTGCCTCCTCGACTTTGAGGTCTCTGAGGCCCGAAAGGTAGAGTTCCTCCCCTCTATGCCCAGCCAGTGCCGCCGCAACCTCAACGCCAAGGCCGGTCAACCCATCTAGGCAGAGTGAGCCTCCATGCCCTGCGAGCGCCTCTGCCTCCTCCACCCCGAGCGCTCTCAGGCCGTTAAGGCGGAGGGTGCCCACGTGCCCCGCGAGAGCGTTCGCGACCTCAACGCTGAGGTCCGTCAACCCATCTAGGTAGAGCGAGCCTCCATGCCCTGCGAGCGCCTCTGCCACGGCAACGTTTGGATTCGTCATGACTTTACCTTTGAGATACTCAATCTGATGTTGCGCCAGAGCCCTTGCCAACTCGGCGCTCAGATCCGTCAGGCCATTGAGGGCGAGGCCCTTACCCTCATGCCTCCCAAACACCTCCGCCACTTCGACGGTGAGGCTCGTCAGGCCGTCTAGGCAGAGTCTCGCACCCCGGTGTCTAGCAAGCGCTCCAGCCACATCGACACTGAGGCACGTCAAGCCGGAGAGCACGAGCGTCTCCGTATGCCTCGCAAGGGCCTCTGCCACATCAACACTGAGGTCCGTCAGGCCGTCGAGTTCGATGACTCTCGTGTGTCCGGCAAGAATCTCCGCTGCATCTGCGTGGAGTTCGCTATAATCGCCAAGCTTCACCGCACCCGGATCGGCGATGAACCGCCGGGCCACCTCTGCATCGAGGATTGCGCAGACCTGGATGCGATCCAATGAGCGCTGGTGCTCCGGGCTTGATGAAGGATCAGGCTTGTTCATCGGAGGTGAGTCCTGTGCGGATGAAATGGTGGAGTTATCTTCGCTGGTATTCGCGCCCTACTGCGCGAATGACGTAGCGGAATCGCCGATCCTGATCAGTCTCCGTCAGCCCTCGGTAGTCGTCAAGCACCACCTCCGCGCCACTGGTCGCGAAGTACGTTCAACGTGTGTGCCGGAGCCCGTCCTTTCTGCGAGCATCGACTCCACGACGCCCTCGTCCCGTTCCTCCTCAGTAGACAATGCTTGTACTGCGCCAGCCTCGCCAGGGGCATGAACAGGATACTCTCCTCGGGCCAGCCAGTTTCAGCAGCGATAGCAAACACCTGTGCGGCTAGGTATCCCGGTTCGTCGCAGGGACCGGCATCTTTCCCGGACGCCCCGACACAGGCTCGACCTGTGCCGCCTCAAGCTCCCGGCTCTGTTCCTCCATCCTCCGGAACGCCGTCTGGAAATCGGATGGGGTGAGCCCGCCGCAGAAAATCAGAGCTCCCTCCCGGAAGGCCTGGTCGCTGAACGAAGCGCGGACCACCTCAGGCCACGGAGCGCAGTGGGTGTATACGAATCCCATGAGCGCTCCGGTGAACTCCGGGGTGCCTTCCGACGGCGACTCTCCCCTGACCAGTGGATTGCCGGTGCGCAGGAGGACGTCGTAGCTGGCGAGCGAAAGCTGGCGCATCACGTGCCCGCCGACGATGGTCTCCACCTCGTGGAATGCGGCGGAGAGGAGGTTCTGGCGATCCGTGTCTTTCATGTCAGAGGTGGCGGAGGATGAACTCTTCGGTTCGCGGCGAGGCATCCAGCGGAATGAGGGCGATCTTGCCGCGGCGCTGGATGCAGGCGAGCGGAGCGTCCTGCTTCACCTTGTCGACGAGGCACTCGCGGTTGAGGAGGGCGCACTTGATGT